ATTAAGCTCAAAAACCCGTTGTGGCAATACTTCTTCTATCCTGAAGAATTTCGGTTGATACATTCTAAAACCCTTCTATATTGTATTTTTATTTGTTATTCCTATTTACAGTACGTTCTATAACACCAAGTTGGCCTTGAATTAAACCAAGTGCATGTTTAACCTCGGAATAATGGTCTGATACAAGTTTTCTGTTCCCTTCAACCTTGGCTGATAACTTATCTTCCATCTTGTCTCTGTGGGAAATCATTTCAAGTTTATTAGTTTCGATCTGATTAGCCACTTTATCAAGTTTGCTACATATTCTATCCTGACATTCTCTTCTGTATAGAAGACAAGCATCTTCCTGATCCTTTTTATCTTTTTTGGTTATATAAACTTTACTTCCAAGCCAAAGTACTGCTGCTCCAACAATTGTAGATGCTGTCCCAATTTCAATAACCTTAGTCCATGGCATATTATTCCCCTTTCGGTACATTTAGAAGTTCTATGTGAAATATTCAAGCAGCTAGTTAAGTGCATCTAGATCAGTGTAATACTTATCAACATCGATCTTAATATTCTTGACTGATTGGATTAACTCACCACGTACCCTACTCAAAGGGAATGTGTCTATTATCTCAGGGATTATAGTGTCAAAGAAATCGCCAAGTGCAGCATTGCCAGTTCTGGCATATACTATAATCGCAAACAACAACTTAAGAATATCCATATGTTGATCGACGTTCTCGCCTACCCCTCTTTCAAGTCTTTTCACAAGTCGATTCTTTAAAATTTTCCTATTAGTGTTCAAAACTTCTTCGTCTATCTCAAATATTGTTTTCACTCTAATTATGCCGACTTCAGTTATAAGTCGATTCCTGTCAGAATAAGTCATAGCAACGAGCTGAGAATTAGGTAGAGGGACAACATGAAGTTCATAGAACCCAAAGACTGGTTCGCACACCCAAATGCTTGTTAGTGTTGCTAGATCAATGATATCTTGGCCATCAAAACGCAGACGCTCTAAGCCGACTCCGCTTGGCAAAGACCCAATCTCTGTACCATCTGCTATAGATAGTTTAATGATAATATCATTATCAAGGATTGCTAACATTGCCTTTGTCTCCCTCTATTACAGACTCTGACTCCATAATAGCATCGTTATGAAGAGCCAGAGTATTCTGTGTTCTGGATTTTATCATTTTGATATTATCTGAAAATTCAGCTAACTGCTTAGCAGCATTTTCCATCCCAATTAAAATGTTGCCGATAGCACCAATACGTTCATTACCAATGCTTATGTCACACTTTGCTTTATCCAAGTCTTCCTGCATACCTCGCATGGAACCCTCAATCCTCGGAAGATATATAGCAAGAAAATCAAGTATGTTCCAGTCTTCTTCTTTAATGACTTTTTCTGGATCGCCTTGCTGGCGAGGGCCACGCTCTACTGTAATTTTGCGATTCAATGCAAGTGAAAGCTCTTCTCTAATCAAATCTTGAATTGCAGCCTTATCTTTTTTAGTTAGCATGACTCACCATTTTACAAGTTAAGGTATTGAAGAGTGCCTACAGCAGCAGCAGGTCTGACATCTGATGTTGATTGGCCACCTGATGCCGCAGTGCCGTCTGCTGTCATTGCCCCTGTAAGAGCTGTTGCTGTTGGATTACCTGTAGTAGAAGTCACAACATCCAAGGTTCCCCCATCAGAGGTTTTTGAATACAAAAATCCACCAGAAACGACAATCTTGTCTTGAGCCACAATAGATGCCATCGTCCCACTTGTTGCAAGAGTATGAGTGTGGTTTGGCCCAGCCATACTCCCAAGAGGATGTGTATGGCTGGGTCCGGTATGAGTATGTGCTTTCAGGTTAGCCCATGTTTCTCCAGCTACAGTTGCTCCAGATACATTATACAGCCCACCTGTACCCTTTAAGGCTAATACCCTATCTGATACACCACTGTCTATTGCATACCCTGATAGCGCAGCATTACGATAGAGCCAAATCTTTTGACTTGTGTCTCCGTGAAATATGCCAAGCCAAGCAGAATTGCCTGTGTTGCGATATCTCATAACTATTTTGGTTTGGTCAAACCATAACATACCAGCAAGTAGATTTGAAGGTGCTGCTGCACCTGAGAACGAAGTCTTTAGACATTGAAAATTGTTCTCCATGTTTTGTAAATCGGTCTGTCCAACGTTGCCGGCAGCAAAGCAATCATCAGTAAATGTTTGTGTCATTCAAAATCTCCTATTGACAATATTTCAGTGTGAAAAATCTGACCAGAGCATTGACCGCTAAACTTGGGTCAACAATTACAATCTCTACTTGGAAATACCGACCTGTTGCAATTGCTGACAGAATTTCCTGACGATGCACCTCGCTGGTTGGTGGATTTGTCTCGCCGTATTTCAATACCATACTCACCTTTGGGCCAGCCGAAAGCTCAAATATCTCGCTCCAAGTCCTAGTAGAGATATTAATATCAGTCCAAGTGTCTGGACTAGGGATAGCAGCATTCCATGTAGTGCCTGCTCCAGTGACTACTATGTCTGCCAAGACATAGCAGAGGTATCGGTCTGATGAACCAAGGTCGTAGACCGGAGATGTGTATGTGCCAGTAAGCACATCTGCGGTATGTGAGCACTTCAAGTAATCTTCAACATCATATATAACATGCTCTGTGTTGTCGTGAGTTCCGATTCCGTCATAATCACAAACATCGCTGTCTATTAATGCCCATCCATCAGGTGGGTCTAGCAAAGAGACAACTGCAGAGCGTGGCGTTCCACCGTATAAGGCATTGTTGGACAGCGTGTTTAACGAAAATGTGTGGCTGCCTGGTTTTACACCAAAAAGCGAAAGGTTCGGTGCGCGCAGTGCAGCCAAGAATATGCCTCCTGACCATGAGGAACCAAGGCGAAATTCATATAACTCAACATCAGGACTAGCTACCTTATCAGAATATAAGTTTACTGTATTCTGATTTACAACAGCGTGCAGCGTAACTACTGAATCTGGTGGATCAGAATAGGTGCCTATCGTTCTGTAAATTTTGAAATCATTAGCATCTAATTGTTTAGTTCCCCAAATTGATACAACCTTAAGGCGAATATAATAAGATTTGCCCTCTTCTACATTTGAAATCTCAAAGTCTGTTGTACAATTAAATAGGTGTTCCCAAACAGCATCATCATATGAAACCCATACTTCGACATCGTTATACCAAGGATAATTCGATGGTGGGTCAAAGTTCACTTTTAGGCGTGTAAATGTTCGCAAACGATAATTGTAGGTCTCCTCTGATGTTGATACATTCGATACTGATGGAGGCTCTTCCTGTGGATTAGGTAGCGTGCAGGTATAAGTGCCTTCCGAAGTTACATCATAATCATCATTATAAAGGTCAATGTCTTCATAAATTAGCGATAATTCAACAAGCCCATTTGGTTGAATGTTTGCGTCTTGAACTCTCATAAGCTGACCTGATATTGATAATGCAGATGATGTTAATGTTATCAAGTCATGTGGCTCAAGTTTCTGACAGTCATCTCGAAAAACACCTGATACTGTCCGATCTAATCTGGTTCTTTCAAGAGCATAAACTCCCAAGTTGGCTGCAATTTCACGGTCAGTACATCCAAGTAGCTCAAGAGATGCCATAATGCCAGACTCATCTCCTATTGGAAGATCATTTACTGTATAATCTAACTCTGGATCAACATACTTAACTACAATGCCATCTGGCTTTTTGAATCTAGATGGCTCGCTTATGCTTATTGATGCAGTTCCATCACTGTCTCTGGCAATATGCTCATCTGAAATCGACATAACTGAACTTTCTTCGTTTAAATCTGAATACCGTAGGTAATAAGTGCCATCAAACCAAACTAATTCTCCTCTAAAGTGTGAAAGGATTAAAGTTACTGTATCTATTGCAGCAGAATCTTTAGTAACAACTAGATTAAGAGTAAACCCTTTCGTATCACAGTAATCTGCCGCATCACTCCATGAAGTAACATCCAACTTTGCAGATGATATTCCGCAGCCATACCTAGTTGAAGTGATATAGTCATATAGTGCTATCACTGGATTATCGCTCCATGCTGTTGAAGAGTCTCTAAGATCATACAACTCTCGGCCTCTCAAAAGAACTATCCTTTGTGGAATGTTCTGAAAGTAATCTCGATTAAATTCTAGCTTCCAAGTGATATAGCAGGTATAGCGCATCAAGTCTGACCATGCTGGAAATGCTGTTTCTAAATTAGAGTCTATAGCTTGATTACTAGCGCCATCGTGAAACCAATAATTGGCGTATGCACCAAAAACACTTACTAACTTATCTCCCAGCCAAATCTGATCTTCAACATCAAACACAATTGAATCACATACCCCCTCAGATAATGTTTGGACTATCCATAAAAACTCACTGTTAGCGCCTTCTGTGCTAATAAACACATCGTTCCCGCCAACTTTCTGTGTTCCATAAACTATTCTAATCACCGCCTGTGTTGATCTGTTGTTATCTTTGAGTCCAGGGTCTCTTTCTTCCGCAGAAGCAGAGTCGTGTTTTCCATACATAGACTTGGCAATACTCATCGTAACAGATGTGATTGCAACCAACCATGCAAGTGCCTTAAAGAATCCTGTTACTGCTACTGGTACTGCCATTTAATTCTCCCTCCAACGATATGCCTTTAAAACAGTATATGGCTTCAAGATAGTTGCAGAAATACCTTTATCAGCAAATGCGCAGATGCCAACACCACTGCCACCATGAACAAAAATCCCTTTCTTTCCAGCATATTCAGCAAGAATAAAATCACCTGTTGCTAATCTATCTGGTGGAACCTCTTCTCCCAAAGTTGAAATAAACCTAGCGAAAGCATCTATTGCTTTTTCATTATCAATATTGTATAGCTCAGCATAGTTGTCTCTAGTATACCCTTCAAATTCATCTGGCAATTCTATTCCCCAGGCCTCACAGAAATAAATAATTACACTTAGGCAATCATGCTTGCCAAGGCGATATTCTTCCCCAACAAGCTTTGATGTCAATTCAGCCATTCTTAATTTCTTTAATTTCCTCATACTTCTCTATTTGCCCCCCACCAAATTTCCTTATCAATAATGCTTGGCAGCCAGCGGAATCCGCCAAAGTTTGCTGTATTTGTTAAAGCAGAACAGCGCGCAAAAGTCCTGTCACACCAAGTGGCTCCACCAGAATATGTACATTCTGTGCCTTTGAATTGCTTCCACCGGCAGGAAGCGCTATGTCTTGACATAGTTTTTTGTGACCATCTGACCATTTCGCTCGTAATTGTAAAACTAACTTTCGATTCTGTTAAGACCCAAGAATCCAGTTCACCTTGGAACCAAGTTACCGGATTTGCAACTTGTGTATAATCATTTGTCATCAGAATTTGTTTCAAGATAGCTTCGCTATCTTGCGGAGTCCCACCAACAAAAACTGCTGTGAAGACATCATCATTGTTGTCCATATCAATCTTTACTGAATCAACAACAAATCGTGAACTATACTGAATAGGGTCAACAATGAATCTTCGTGGGTTAAACCGATTCGTTGCTACTATCGGAACATCACAGTCTGTATATCGGTAATAAACAGTGTCTATGTATAATTCTAATAGCAAAAACGGCTTAATAGATCCACTTTCAATTGCTGTTATTATTGCTGGGTCAATACTTCTCATTGGTCGTTCAAAAGTCCTTTCAACTCAATATCAGAACCAAATAACCTATCAAATGATAATTTATGCTGTAACACATCCTCCTTGAACCGACATCGAATTTTCAGATCTCCTGTGAAGCTGAATACGATTCGATACCCATCATTTGGCGCAACTGTGAATGTAACCTTATCAGCACCATCTTCTCCAGTTCCACCACCAAAAGTATAGTCTGTCCCGCCTCCTGTTTGTGCATTGCCGTTGACATACAACGTATAGGCAGATGACCCCTTTGCTGGCAGGTTAAACAAGACTGTACTGCCATCTCCTGTTCCAACATATTCTTGGGTATAAGTCTCAGAGTATGGCAGGAAAAAGTTGAATGCTTCAAATGATCCTTTCCTTGCAAGATAAAACTGCCACAGCAATACACCGTCAGCCTTGTCAACATTCTCACACCTCATAATAACGTTGCGCCGTGGGTATAGCCATTTCTGTCTTCTTATCTCTGCTCCTAATTCATCAAAGCTGTTTGACAGGTTTTTGAATTCCTCTTCAACTGTTATTGGGTCTCTTACTGGCAAACTTGCCAACGATGGAAACGCTGCCATATTACATCACCCCCCTAAGTGTATCTCGAACATAGCCGCCCTGTTGTAGTGCTTTAAGGAATGGCCCTACGATTGCCTGCGGATTTCGTTCCGTCAAGTCAGAGAACGACTTTGAGTCTACTGCATTTATTGTTACATTGAAAGTTACTTCGCCATTGTTCTGTGTATCTGAGATAACTCCCAAGTCACCACTAGGTGTTCTCTTTAGAGGTAGTATAGCTTCTGGACCAGATTCACCCATTAATCCCATCTCTCCTCTAGCCATAGGAAATATCGTTGGGTTATTTACAATCCCACCATAACTAAATGGGACTAAATTCCCTTTGTCAAAAACGCCGCCACTAGCAGCTACTGTTCCGCCTGACCACCCTTCAGTCGGAGTTGGGCTGCCAGAAAAAAGTCCAGTAACAAGGCCAAAGATGCCGCCAGTACTAGAGCTTGATCCGAAGAGTATATCCATAAAGTCCTGTGCCACCATGTCAGCAAGCGCATCTGTAAAGGTTCTAAGAAGACTTTTCCAAAAAGCTTGCCAGATTTCTTCAAATTCAACCATGTCACTTTGTAGACTGCTAAATAAGATATCAGATAGAGCAGTACTAGACTCTGAAACAAGTCCCTCATAAATATTCAATCCAGATTTTGCCCATGTCATTTGGTCTTCAAGCATTCTCTCGTGGCCAACTCTAAATCCAGCAAAGAAGTCTTCTGTTGAAAGAGCAAGTTCTCTCATAGCCTCTTTATTTTTTTGTATCATGGCAGCATAGAAAATAGCAATCATAGCTTGGTTATTATCTGCTGCTTTTGCTCTGAGCTTGTATTCTTCAAGATTAGCAGCTTCGATTTGGTCTAGATACTCAGCATTATATCTAGTGTTAATCCCCTTCATTTCACCTAGAGCTGCTCTATAATAGCCGAACTTTTGCTTCTGTGCTTTTTCATAAACTTTGGCTTCTTTCTCAACATCTTTTTGTCTTTGAGCATTCTCATCTAATGTTATGGCTGTCTTCCACTTTTCATGAAATGCCCATATCTCTGCTGACCTTTCAGCATTATATTCATCCAAGGCTAGATTCTCAATTGCCCAGGAATCGGCTTGTGCTCTCTGCTTTGCAAATTTGTCTTCTTCAATTTTCAAGAGGTCTATAGAGCGTTTTTCAATATCAGCAGTTATCTTATCACCAACTTCTTTTTGAATTCTCCATCTCTCATTCTGAGCAGCCTCTATTACTTTTGCTTTCCTTGCTTCTAATTCAGAAACAACTGTCAAATCTGCATCTACGCCAAGTGATTTCTCAAATGCTATATTTTTCTCTATAGCAGCAAGTGATTCCTTCTCATAAGTATTTGCTTTTTCTCTCATTACTGTATATTTGTCTTCTTCAGTTTTTATAATCTTTAAAGCATACGCTGCTGTTTGCTTATCAATCTTTTCAAGAGCAGATTCATTTTCTTTTACCATACTCTTATAATCCCTCATACGTGCAGACATAATTGCTTTCTGAGCAGTTTCACCTTCAATCCGAAGAAAACCTGGTCCTTCTGGGTCAACTTGTGGTGCTTCCGTCAACCAGGCAAGACTCGTTTCTTGTTTACTCTTAAAGTATAATTCCCTAAGAGCATCCCTTGCAACCTTATCAGTTTTAATAAGGTTATCAAAGTCTTTCATAAGTTCCTCAACCCTCTTTATATCCTGCTCTACAAAACCTTTTCTTTTTCGTGCTTCTGCATCTAACTTTCTTTCAACATCAGCTCTTGTTCCTTCAACAATGATATCTGGAAGAGTAGCCTCTGGAAGTGTGGGCGTTGTGAATAGAAGAGAACCCTTCTCGAACAGCTTTGCTGAAGAGATTGAGAGCAATGAAGAACGAAATTCCTCTATGGCCTTAGTGGATTCTCTTACGCCATCTGTTATTTCGCCGGCTGACTTAACTATTGGAGATCTTGCTGCCTCCCAAGCAGAGGTTTCAGCCTTAAAGTAATCTGTTACGCTTACCTTCCTTTCAAACAATCTTTTGGTAAACCAATCGTGCCATTTTGGCTCTTTTCCTATAAACTCATACCCTTTCTCAGGCAGTCCTAAACTTTTGCGTATCCCTTTTGATTTTTCTATAGCCTTATCAAGTTCTCTTTGGTATTCAAATAGCCATTCAGTAAGCTTGTAGAATCCATAAAGTCCAATAAATATAAGATTTGCTTTCATTGCAGCAGATAATGCAACAGTTCCAGCAGCCGCCGCATACATTGCAGCAGCAAAGCCATAAAGCATTTTGCTAACAGAAATAAGTATTTTGAACCCAGCAAATATTGCTATGAACTCTAGAACATCTGGTCCATGTTTGGCCATAACATCTATCATATCTACGATCTGGTCTCTGTGATCTCTTATCCATTCTGATGCAGAGTCAATCGCTAATCTTATTGATTCTTGATATTCACCCCAAGCCTCTATTGAGACACTAGATATTACTGCACCAAGAATCTTAAAAGATGATGTAACAGTTTCTTGAATTATTTTTGCTGCTCTCTCTGTCTCACCTGCTGCTTTAAGTTCTATTTCATATAGCTCTTTATAAGCATTTATGTTTTCTTTTATAACAAGAACACCCTTTAATGATATGAGTCCATAAGCTTTTCTAAGTTCATTAAGAATCTTCTCCTGTGCTGCAACAGCACCCAAAGACTTTGTATATCGCTTCTGTCTCTCCTCAACTTTTGCTAATACCTCAAAGACATCGGAGCCCAATGTTGCGCCAAATGTTCTTGCTGCCATAGTATTTCTTATCATCATCTGCTGTAAGCCACGACCAGCAATACCGGCTTTGATACCAGATTGTGAAAGGATACCTATTGCAGCAGCAACCTGTTCTATCTGATATCCAAGGACTCCGGCGACTGGAGCAGCAAATTTCATTGCTTGCCCCATCATTTCAACATTGGTGTTTGTCCTTGTAATTGTTGCTGTGAAAACATCTACAACCCTATCCATCTGATCAACTTCAAGGCCCATAGCCCTAAGAATATCTGTTGCAATATCAGTAGCTCTGCCTAGCTCAATATTCCCTATCAAAGCAAGGTTCAAAACACCAGGAAGAGCTTTTATACTTTCTACTGCTGAGAAACCAGCCATAGCAAGAAATTTAAGAGCTTCTGCTGCTTCTACTGCTGTCCAAACAGTTGTCTCTCCATAAAATTTAGCAGCTCCTGATAGTGCTTTAAATTGTTCATTAAGATTCTTAAATTCAGGTGAAAGCCTATTTGTTATTGCTTTAACATAGGCCATCTTCTGCTCAAACTCAGCGCCAACGCCAACACCAGTAGCAAGTGCTCGCCAAGCAGTACGAGCTGCCATATAAGCAATTGTAACTTGAGCAACATGAGGGATAAGGGTAAGAAGTGATTTGCTCTGACGATTTGTAGCCTCTGTAAGAGTGTTGACTCCCTTGGTGCTGGCAGCAGCTGCAGTGCCAACTGTTCTGAATCCAGTAGTAGCAGTAGACATAGAAGTCTGTATATTAGCAGCTGTCTTCCTTGCCATAGACTCAAGCTTAGTCAAGTCAGTTTGGTACTTTGCCAAATTAACTCTAACATCTATATATGCTACGCCTACTCTCAATGTTTATCCTTTACTCGCTATGTTTACGAATAATCTCCAAGCCGGCATTATACGCACTATACACCCTTTTAACAACAGTCTCTCTATCTTGCACACCAAGAATATCCATAATAAATTGAAGTGCAGGAAAGTTAAGATCGACTGGGCCATTAAATCCCATTATGTGTTGATTCCTTATATACATATAAACTTCAAATGACTCCTTGTTGTCAGGCAGAATAGTTGGAATACAAGTAGAGCAATCTTTTGGCTCTTTATTGTAAAGCTCCCAAGTTGCCTCACAAACATCGCAATCTGGCTTCTCGTGTAGTCTTACGACTACATCAATCAGTTTTTTTCCAAGTCCTCGTTGTATGATTCTTCCATTTCAGTAAGCTTCTCTATACATTCACCTATGAAGCTTGAGAATACAACAGAGCCTTTCATGAGAAGCTCCTTTGTTTCCTTGTTGCAAGGAATCACAGTATCGGTGCTATCAAAAACACCTTTCCAATCAACAATAACATAATCCCAAAGCATTGAGCTTTTCAATTCTGTGTTCTCATCGATTATCTCAATCCTCTGACCTCTTCTGAACTCGAACTTTTTCTTGATACATTTTTTGTTTATTTCATCCAATGCTGATCCATTTGCAACACGTACTGTCACTCCACCTTCTCCATCTTCAAATGGAAAGAATGTTCCTGGGTTTAAATTCTCTAAATTAAATTTCATTGTGTCGACCCCTTTCTGGTTTTAAAACCCCTATTAAGTTGAAGTGGGAAAGCCAGCAGGGGCCGTTGCTAACCTTATCAGGGAAATCCCCTATCCCACATCTATTGATTTAAAACTTAAACAAGAACCATAACACCAGAGACCTTACCTGTAAATGAAATCGTAGCAAGGCCGGACTTATCCATAGCAATATCATAAGACGTGATATTGACGTAAGACACTGGTGTATCCTGTCCTGTTGAAAGCGAACCAGGAGCAAAATATCCCGTTGACTGGTTCGGTACATAGTAAGAAGTATTGTCAACATACAGCCTCAAACTGGTTAAGTCTGTATTGTCAATATTAGCCAATTGTAAAGCACGCTGGCCAGTAGTATCTGCTGGGTCAAGGAAGCCATTGAATGAAATTTGCCCTCCATCTTTCATTCCAAACTCATATGTCTTCCAATTATCACCAAAAGCAGATGATTCCATCTGGTCAGCGGTAATTCCACCTAGCGACCAAGTACCCATAGCAACAATCGTACTTGCACCAAGTGTTACCTTTCCGAGATGTCCTACTTTAACGCCCATTTTAATACCTCCTAATGGTTAAGCGTTTCTTGATTTGCTTCTTCAGGAGGAGGCCTCCATTCAAAGCCTTTAACCTTCTTGTACAACAAATAGAAGTCTTTATTGATCTCAACAGTTGAGATGTGACCAATGCTTATAGATGTATCAACAAAAATTCTATAGCCTTGTTTCCTCATCTTACTGCAAAAGTCAATATCCTCTCCTACATTTCTACCATCCCCCATTCTGTATTGATTAAACCAAGGGTGTGGTATGTCAAGGAAAACATCTGTGTTAAACAGCATGCAAGCACATCCTATTGCGTCTACCTCTATTAGCTTGCCTGAGAAGCATTCATCATCTGGAACATGGTGATATGCACCAAGCTCACCTCTCAACATTATCATATCGAAAGGGGGGTATCTTCTATGCACACTTGCTGCAACAACGTCCTTCTTGTGACTCAACAGCTTCGGAATAGCATCAGAAGGATAATTCTGATCTGTGTCCATCATAAGAAGGTGAGTACAGTTTTCCCTAAGTGCCTGTATAACAATGTCATTTCTTATTGCTTCAATTTGACCAGGAAAAGTAGGCATTAAAAATGTGAAACTTCCCTTTTCCATTGCCGTCCAAGATGCTAAAAATGATGTATATACCTTTATATCTGTTAGTGGGAATCCTATTCCAAGCTTAAAATAACCCTTT